AGAGGAGATACTTCTTTATATCAAAAACTCAAGAAGATTAAGGATATCCGTGATGCTAACCCAGGCGGACCTTACAAAAAAATTGCTCGCGAAGATTTTGGAATTACGATCTGATGAGATGGACCTATGAAAGGGTTTGTCTCACTCTTCTAGTGATAGCAGCATATTATAATATTCTAAGGGGTCAATAAGACCCCTTTTTTTTATAAATTTATTCTAATATCATCAACCATTTTCAGGTATTTTCCTTGATATTGTGAAGTTCCTTCTTTATACTTCATCATTTCTTCTAATTCTTGTTCCACTAAATCAACATACTCTGGTTTTAAAATTCTTATTGCTCTTAATTTATTTTGCCTTCTTTGCTCAATAATGTTGTTTGTTACACCATAAGTCATTCCTATCACAGTTTGATATTGATTTGTACCGACATCAAAGTAAGTAAAACTATATTTTTCTGGTACTACTATACCTTTTGGAAATATTACTTCTCCAACACTATTTGCTACTTCAATACTTTCGTAGTGTTTAATTTGATACAAGGTATCTCCATATTTTTCATCTAAATGTTTTTCTAGAGTTTGGTTATCTAATGGCCATTCCGATTGTACATTGAGTATATTATTTGCTAATAATATAACCCAATCTAGACTTGAATCATTATAAAATTTAAATGCTACACTATCGGGTCTTTCTCCATCTAATACATTGTAGAATTCAAAATTTGTTAATTGATCATCATTTATTTCTCTTATCTTTATTCTTCTGAATAAATTTTTTGCGCGAGCATAAGTTCTTAATTCTTTATTTCCTCTATCAATGTAGAGAAGATTTGGTAGTTTGCTAAAATAGTTTGACATTAGAATCCCATTGAAGAGGTGTCGTCTACACCCTCGTAATCGTTTGCAAGTACTGGATCAAGTTCGGCAAAGGTCATCGATAGTTCATATGCCGTCATACCAGCATCACTATAGGTCATGTACTGACCATCTGGACTGTAATTAACACTAAAATCTCTCAATGCACAACGTTTAAACTTATTCATAAATGGATGAAGTTTTGTTCCTCCACCTATAGTGGTCATGTACTGAATATCAAATACTCTAGGAGCATTAAGGAACAAGTTAGATTGAGACGCTTCAGGAACCATATTTATCTTAAACGTCTTAATTATTCTCCTAATTTCATTTGATTCATTTTGAGATCTTGGTGTTAATCTAAATTGAAAATTAAAAGATCTTAGTGTTGGTCCTTGGAATAATAACTCTAAGTTATTATTTATTGCAGCACCTGCAGTTCTTGATAAGAATCCTTGCATACCAACTGCTTGTGCTGCAAAATATGCAGCAGTCATTTGTTTTAATTCCGCATTTCCTTCACTTCCCATTAATGTATTAGCACGACTGTTCAATCCACTAAGAAAAGTCCCAGCAGCATCTCCTAGATTACCCGTCTCTGCTGCTGTCATTATTGTTGAATAAGAAAGACTTGCAGCCATTGCTGTTAGAGGATTTATCTCACCTTCTCCCCAGTTACATGCTAAGGTATCACCATAGCCTCTCTGAATAGGTAAGAAAATCGTAGAAAGTATATTTGTCGATCTTTTCGATGCTTGTCCAATTCCAAATCCATTTTCGCCCCCAAGACCAGATTTTTGATAATCAACCACTTGAAACATTATTCTATCCCCGTTCATAGTTTCGGGGTATTGCATATGACCTTTATTTGTACCACCTTTATTACTTCTCTTAAACTGTGCAGCATTTCTTTCATCAGCAGTTTGTGCAGAAACATTATCATCACTACTAGAATTAGATCCTGTCTGTGAAGAAGAAGGTGATATTGGTTGAGAACCTTCAGGAACTGGATATCCATCAACATCACTTTGATTGTTAATATTTTGTTCCTGCTGAACTGCTGCTAACTGTTCAGGTGTTAATTTTGCGTTAGTGACATCACTACCTCTTGAAGTAGTTGATCCGATTACTTTCCCGCTCTCATCAATAATTTGATTATTCTTTGCTGCATCTCTTTCAGCCTGAGTAATTGCAGAGAAATCGATAGTCGATGCTGTGGACGTTGACGATAAATCTACAACTTCAAAAAAAGGACCTTCGTTTGAACCTGGTTCTTCTATTTCTTCTGGATTTAAATTTACCAATCCACCTTTGTATGGGGATGATGATGTTTGTGATAATATAACAGCAGTTTCTGGTTGTATCATGTGTACAACATTTTTAGATGTTTCTGCTTTTGCGGTATCTATTAATAATTTATGCGCTTGTTTATCGTTATTATAGAATGTAATAAAGTTATCTTTGTTTGATGTTATTTTTCCTGTGGTAGCATCGATAGATGCTAAAAGACTTCTTTCTAAAGTTGATCTTGAAACTTTGTATACTTCTGTATTTGCCGTGTCTTTATTAACTTTATAAAGAACTTGTTCTGTCAATTCACTATTAAAAGGTTTTGGTCCAAGGGCATATGTACCATCTCCTTCGTCTATCCAACCAGCTTTTGCTAATTGTCTATTTGCTTTTGCTTGTTGACTTTGAGATCTCGCCATTTATAAACAGTAAAAAAGCACTTAATATAAGTTATTTAGAGTACTTAATTCCTAGTTCATTTTCTGTAATAATTTTAAATTCTAGAAGTCTATCTTTACACCATTCTGCTGCTGCTTTCCATTTTGCTTGATTTACAGCATAGGTTTTTGATTCTGTTATAAGAGTTTTTTTAGATTTTTTCCCTTTTTGTGGTGGTTGTGTTTGTTTGAATGGTTTGACTTCTATTACATATTTTTTAATTTTCCCCGTTCTTTCTCTTACTTGTATTATGAAGTCTGGAAAATATCTATGAACTCTCCTATCAACTGGAGAAACATATGGGATACAAAACTCTTCAGAACCCCATTTTAAAATATTTTCATTCAGATCACACCATCTACAAAATTTTCTTTCCCAACTACTTCTACAAATTATATTTTTTGAATCCCCAACGTATTTTTCTGGATATTGTGGGTGATACTTACTTTTTATAGGTTGCCCCATGTGTTATACATAATATATACGGTTAAGCATTATTTATAGATGGCAACGTTAAGACCAGAAAATTTTAGTTATGATGATATAAAAGATGATTTTTTAACTCTAGCTCAAACTTCGGTTTACATGGTAGATTGTACTACTGCGGTTAATAATAAACCATTTTTCGCTTCTTCTGGAATGTCCGGTAATCAGCAAAAAGCTAAGTTATTATGTTGTGAAGCGTCTATACCAGGATCAGGAAGTGCTACTCATGAAGCAACTGGTGATTTTGCTGGTGTAACTGAAAAAATGGTTTATAGAAGAATATTTGATGATACTTTAGATTTAACTTTTTATGTTGATAATGATTATATAATTCCTGAATTTTTGGAATCATGGCATGCATATTGTTTGGGTGAAAATCTTCCAGGGCAAGGAAGATCGGATATGTTAGCACCAAATGCGTTTTATAGAATGAATTATCCTTCAGAGTATAAGGGAAGCATACAGTTGGTAAAGTTTGAAAAAGATAAAGAGAGAATGGCTGCAAAAATGAATTACACATTTATAGGTGCATTCCCCCAAAGTATCGCATCTATTCCAATATCGTATCAGCAGTCAGAAATCTTGAAGGTTACTGCTTCGTTTAGTTACATTAGGTATATTAAAGAAGATTGAACATAGGGTATAAATATAATTATGAAATTGTTATAGGACATTATGCCTTTACCCAAGATTAGTACTCCAATCTATGACTTGGTACTACCTTCAACTGAACAAAAGATAAAATATAGACCTTTCCTTGTAAAAGAGGAAAAAGTTCTAGTATTAGCTTTAGAAACTGAGAATACTAAAGAAATTAGTAATGCAGTTCAACAGGTTCTGAATAATTGTATTCAATCAAAAGGTATTAAGGTAGATAAACTACCAACATTTGATATTGAATTCTTGTTCCTTAATATTAGGGCAAAATCTGTTGGAGAAGATATTGAGGTCAACTTGATTTGTCCTGATGATGGAGTAACTGAAGTAAAAACAACTATTAGTGTTGATGATATAAAAATTCAAAAAGATAAAAAACATAATAAAACTATTGAGTTAGGTGATGGACTCTTTTTAGAAATGAAGTATCCATCACTTGATGAGTTCATTAAGACTAATTTTGATCCTAACGAAACTATTGATATGGATAAGTCATTTGAACTTATTTCTCAGTGCGTAGAAAAGATTTATAATGAAGAAGATGTTTGGGCTTCTACAGATGTTACCAATACGGAATTGAAAGATTTTCTTGAAGGTATGAATTCTGCTCAATTTAAGCAGATTGAATCTTTCTTTAATACAATGCCTAAACTTTCTCATGTTGTTGAATTGAAGAATCCAAATACTAAAGTTAAGTCTAAGGTCACATTGGAGGGACTGGCGTCTTTTTTCGCCTAGGCATGATTCATATGGATCTTATGAGTTATTTCAAACTAAATTTTGCGTTGATGCAGTATCATAAATACTCATTAACAGAGATTGAAAACATGATTCCGTGGGAGAGAGACGTTTACGTTACTCTATTGCAACAGCATCTTGATGAAGAAAAACTAAAGCAAACTACGGGATAGAATGAACTTAGACGAGTTACTAAAATCTATACGAGATGAGGGAAAGAAAGAATCTTCTATTTCCTTAAATTCTAGTACCGTCAATACTGAGGATGAAAAACTTGTAGAGGAAGTCATTGATCCTAAAGTTCTAGAAATTTTAGGAATAGACTTTACTGGTGACTTAACATATGGTGAATATAAAACCATCTTAAAGGAAAAGATGGCTGCTCAAAGAATGGGCGGTAAAGTTGATAGTGGTTCTGCTGAAGCAGTTACCGAAGAATTTAAAAGAGTAAAAAGAAAGGATAGCAAGCAAAGATTCAAGGTAAAGAATAAAAAAATAAAAGCAGAGGACATTAGAGGTAAAAAACCTAAGAC